GGCCTCCCTCATGGCCTGGCTGCGCGCGAAACCAGGCAAACGTACAAGGATAGTGATCGGCTCCAACCCCCCGCGCACCGCCGAAGGCCTGTGGCTCGTGGAGTGGTTCGCCCCGTGGCTGGACGATCACCACCCGCTCTTCCCCACCGAGCCCGGCAAACTCCTGTGGGCCGTGTACGTGGGCGCCGCCGGCGCCGGGCGCACCGAGTGGGTCGACGGGCCAGGAGAATACAAGATCGACGGGGAGGCCTACACCGCCAAGTCGCGCACCTTCATCCCGGCGAGCCTCGAGGACAACCCCTACCGGAACACCCCGGAGTACCGCGCCACGCTGCAGTCGCTCCCAGAGCCGCTGCGCTCGCAGCTCCTCTACGGGGACTGGAAGGTAGGCATGCACGACGCGGAGAACCTCGTCATCCCCACCGACTGGGTGCGCCAAGCACAAAGCCGCTGGGAACCCAAACCCCCCAAGGGCGTGCCGATGTGCGCGATCGGCGTGGACTGCACCGGAGGCGGCCAGGACCCGATGGTGCAGGCGATCCGCTACGACGGCTGGTACGCGTCGCTCATCAAGACCCCGGGGGACCAGATCCCGAAAGAAAAGGCCGGCGCGCACGCTGCGGCGTTCGTGGTGGCCAATCGCAGGGACCGCGCCCTCGTGATCCCGGACATGGGCGGCGGATTCGGCGGCCCGCTCTACGAGCACCTCACCTCGAATGACATCGAATGCATCCCGTACAAGGGCTCGGAAGCAACCACGCGCAGAACGGCCGACAGGAAGCTCGGCTTCACGAACGTCCGCAGCGCCGCGTACTGGGCATTCAGGGAGGCCCTGGATCCGGGCCAACCCGGCGGGAGCCCGATCGCCCTGCCCTCGGACTCGCGCCTGCTCGCGGGCCTGTGCGCCCCGACCTTCGAGGTCACCCCGCACGGCATCCAGGTCGAGGCGAAGTCCAAGCGTGAGTCCGGGAAGAAAGGCGTGGTCGAGCGCCTGGGATTCTCACCGGATGAGGCCGACGCTGTTATCATGGCCTGGTGGGCAGGACCGAAAGAGATCACGGACGCCCTGGCATGGGCTGAAGCACGCGAAGCGCAAGCGCGCCGCAGGCCCCTCGGAAGACTGCCACGGGCGGTGATGGGCGGCCGAACACCGCTCACCGGCAAGAGGTAGAACGCCATGAGCAGCGTCAGCCGTACCCATTCCCGCCTCATCGAAAAAGGACGCGAGCGCTTCCCGCACATCTTCGACTCGCGCGCGACGTTCAAGAAGTACGCCGACCCGCTCGGAAATTACCTCGAGGGCCGCGCGAACGAAGCAGGCCTGGAACCCCCGGAGATGACCCCCACCCCGCCCCCGGTCATCCCGATGCCAGACCCCTCCCCGGAGAGCGCTGCGAACATCGCGGCGCGCCGGCGCTCGGTGCAAGCGCAGCTGCTGCGCCGCGGCCGCATGTCGACCATCCTCACCCAGCCGCAATCCGAACCGCTGGGAGCCTAGCGTGGACGCAAAGAAACTCTACGACCTCGCCGAGAGGACCTTCGCAAAGAAGCTTGGCCTCGTCTCCCTGCAGCAGGAGATCGCCATGAACTTCTACCCCGAGCGCGCCGACTTCACCTTCCAGCGCTCCCTCGGGACCGACTTCGCCTCGAGCTTGATGACGAGCTATCCGCTCCTCGTGCGCCGGGAGCTCGGCGATCAGATCGGGATGATGCTGCGGCCCACAGAAAAGCCCTGGTTCCACATGACCACCATGGACGAGCGCCTGATGGACAACGAGGTCCGCCAGTGGCTCGAGTGGAAGACGACCGTCATGCGCCGCGCGATGTACGACCGCGCCGCGATGTTCAACAAGGCCGAGAAGCAGGGCGATCACGACTTCGCAGCCTTCGGCCAGGACGTCATCTCCTGCCAGATGAACCGACACGCGAACGGCCTGCAGTACAACTGCTGGCACCTGCGCGACGTGGCGTGGACGGAGAACGAGGACGGGGCGATTGCCACCGTGTTCCGCAAATGGAAGCCCGGGGTGCGCGAACTGCGGCGCCTGTTTCCCAAGACCGTGAGCGAGAAAACCGTCCAGGTCGAGAAGCAGGACCCCCTGAAGGAGATGAACTGCATCCACATGGTGGTGGAAGCAGACCTCTACGACATCAAGGTGAACACCCCGTACGTCTCGGTCTACTACGACATCGAGAACGAAACCGTGCTCGAGGCGATCGGTAGCTGGGACCTGATCTACTCGATCGAGCGCTGGATGACCGTCTCCGGCTCCCAGTACGCCTTCTCCCCCGCCACCGTCGCCGCGCTCCCCGAAGCACGCCTGCTGCAGGCGATGACCTACACGCTCCTCGAGGCGAGCGAAAAAGCCACCAACCCGCCATGGGCGCTCGATCAGAACATCTTCCGATCCGACGTCGCGATGTACGCCGGCGGATTGACCTGGGCGGACTTCGACGGCGACGCCCGGATCCAGGACCACATGCAGGTCATGGTGCACGACAAGAGCGGCATCCCGCTCGGGGAGAAACAGCAGGACCGCTGCCAGAGGATCATCGCTGACGCCTTCTACCTGAACGCCCTGCGCCCGTTCAACCCCTCCACCGACCCGCAGATGACCGCCTTTCAGGCCGGGCAGATCGTGCAGGACTACATCCGCAAGGCGCTCCCCCTCTTCGAGCCGATGGAGGCCGAACGGAACGCCTCGATCTGCGAGCAGACCTTCGGACGCCTGCTGCGGGGCGGGGCCTTCGGACCCACTCTCGTGATGCCACGCAAGCTCCAGATGGCGATCGAGGGGAAACAGATCATGTTCAAGTTCAAGTCGCCCCTGCACGACTCGATCGACCAGATGAAGTCCACGCTCTTCCTCCACATGAAGCAGCTCACCGCCGAAGCCGTCGCCCTCGATCCGGCCGCGATCGACCTCCCGGATGCAATCACCGCCCTGCGCGATGCGCTCGCCGGGATCGGCGTGCCGGCGGCCTGGACCCGCGGCGAAGCCGAGGTCGCCTCCCGCGCCCAGGCCAAAGCAGATGCGGAGGAAACCGCCCAGTTCCTCGCCGCCGCCCAAGGCGGGGCGGACGTCGCGAAGACCATCAGCGAGTCGCAGAAGAATGTCGCTGGTATCCAACAACCGGCCATGGCGCAGTGATGGGACCGGGTAACGATTGGGAGCGCTCTACACGCACAGACCGATACTGTACGGCGCGGGTGCACGTATCGCCGATCAATGACCTGCGCGAGCACAGTGAACTTCCAACATGCTGGTGCCACCCCTCTACAGATGAGGAATTTCCCGGCGTATATGTGCATCACGCTCTCGATAAACGTGAACTGGTTGAGACAGGGGAAAGATTGGTGCAATGAGCGAACAACCGAGAAAGGAAAAGAAGCCGACCGAGCAGCCAACGAATAAGTCGCGCACAACAGGGGAGAAGCCGCGCGAGGCCTGGCATCCCGCCCCCTGGAAGAACCACGAAGCAGACGCGATCGCGGCCCTATTCAACGGCAGGGCCAACCCGGATCAGCAGCGCACCGCCGTGAAATGGATACTCGATGACGCCTGCAACCTCTACGACCTGTCCTATCGCCCAGGTCCAGATGGTGAGCGCGACACCGCCTTCGCCGAAGGGCGCAGGTTTGTCGGGCAGCAGATCGTGAAACTGGCGAAATTGAATCTCGAAGCCTTCAGAAAGAGGTAAGACGACCATGCCCACCCCAGCCCCCGCCCTCCGCCAACCCGCCGCACAACCGGCCCCAGGAGTCCCCGCGAGCCCCGCCGCAGGCGCGCCAGGCACCCCCACGCCAGCCCCTGGGGCACCGGGAGCACCCAAAGCGCCCGCCGCGCCCGCCACAGCCCTGGACCCGGGCGAGCCCGGAGCACCAGGCACGCCCGGCGCCCCAGCAGCTGCGCCCGCCCCAGGCTGGCCGGATGACTGGCGCGAGCAGCTCGTAGGAGGCGACGACAAACTCCTGAAACGCCTCGGGCGCTACGCCTCCCCACGGGACGTCGCGAACGCACTCATCGCCGCCCAGAACCGCATCAGCTCAGGGGAGCTGCGGCCAGCGCTGAAGGAGAACGCCACCCCGGAGGAGCTCGCCGCCTACCGCGCCGAGGCCGGGATCCCGGAGAAACCGGCCGACTACAAGATGCCCGAGGGCGTGCTCTTTGGCGAAGACGACAAGCCCTTTATCGAGAGCTTCCTCACCTCGATGCACGGGATCAATGCGCATCCCACCTTCGTGACCGAGGCCCTGAAGTGGTACCACGCCGATCGGGAAGCGCAGATCGAGGCGCTCGTCGTCCAGGACGACAAGCACCGGATCGAAACCGTCGAAGCGATGACCGCCCACTGGGGGAAAGACAACACGAAGAACAAGGCGATGGTGAACGCCTTGATCGACAGCGCGCCCCCGGAGATCGCAGCGAAGCTAAAAGGCGCCCGAGGCCCAGAGGACCGCGCGCTGCTAAACGACTGGGGCGTGGTCGAGTGGCTGCACAGCCTCGCGCACCAGATCAACCCGATGGCCACGGTCGTCCCCGGATCCACCGGCGACATCGGCATGGCGATCGAGGACGAGATCACCAAGTGGGAATCGCAGATGGCGAACAAGTACAGCGACTACAACGGCGGCAAGACCCGCGACAAAGCCACCGCCGAGAAGAACCAGGCGCGCTACCGCGAGCTCATCGCCGCGCGCGACAGGCTCCAGCCGCAGCAGAAGAAATAGTGGGGA